GTGTGCCAGTTGTTTCGCAACGTAACATAACGACATCGCATCCGTTGAACGACTCCTTGATTGACCTCTTTACCGAGGATGGGTTGTAGAAGCCCATCGCCCGGCAAAGGTCAACAAGACAAAACAGCGGCACAGAGCCTGTGCGCACTCGGACCTCTCCGAACTGCGCATTACTGAAAATCTTGTAGTTTGACATTTGATTGATTTATTTGACATGCGGCACGAAAAGCGGTGTGCCACTTCCCGCTGTCAAATGCGTCAATCTTGCGCACGAGTGAGCCATTACAATTCACTCACGGGGTTGTCACACCGATATTCGTTTGTGGCTCGTTGCCACAAGATTGATTTATTTGACATTGTAAAGGTATAAAGAAGCAGCGATATACCCTAGTATTTTGTCTAATAAATCATACAAAGATAATCAAAAGTATTTGATTGTCAAATAGGTTTAATATTATTTAACTCGTTGCCGTTCAAGGTGTTCCGTACATCACAATTACTCCGCTTAACTCGTTTCTCTTGTCAATCAGCGGCAAAGTGACAAACATCATTTCTTGATTGTTGGCCGCTGCTTTTATTATCGAGATATTGTGAGTCGGATTGCCGTCAGCTTTGCAGGTCGCTGTGATGATGTACTGCTCTTGCTTTCCCTGGCCGTTATAGATGTCTGTCTCGTTATAGGTGTAATCGTCAACGTCGTAAACGATTTGTGCATCAGTCCCCTTGTCAAATATCAACTGTCTCCCGTCAAAATCTATTGTGTGATTGACGCTCTCAATTAGCCCATCCGTTTGGTCAAACTTATCAAGCAAGGAATATGGCATATTCCACTTGTGGAACTGCTCTAACACCGTTTTGAAACTTAGCGGCAAATTGCCACCTACATGTTCTTTGTTGCATGAAATCTGCAACATGGCTACGACAGCCAACAAAAGAAAAGCCATCTTCTTCATAACAATACTAACTAAATCTGTTCTTAATGCTTAATCTCACGCCACAAAGATACAAACTTTTTTCTCAACGACCAAGACCGACTCTCAAAAATCGAGTCGCTAAAAAAACAGGGATAGCAAAACGTCATACAAGGCATTTCGTGGCAATTTGACAGGCCCACATGTACAAAATGGGCATTTTGTCAAATACGGCGATATAGCATATTGCTATTTTGCAGACAATTCTATACTAACGACTAATCGCCACCTATTTGAAGCTGAATCCTCCTAGAATCGTCTGAACAAACACGATGTGTGTAATTGGTGGGGGTTACAACGTAGCGCAGATAAAAATTAAGGTGGCTCCGCATCCCTGCGTTACCACCTTGCCCTAGGAAAATACACAAAGTTACAAATCTTCCTTATATCCTAACTCATGTAGAGCCATCAGCACCTCTTCGGGCAACTCATAGCAGCCATCGTAGTCTTCAAGGACATCTCCGTCAAACCAAAGACCACCAGCCGAATAGGTGTTCTCATCATCTTCGTCTAACTGATACTCAAACGAGCCGTCGTGTCTATTTTCAATGACGATACTCACCCACGCTCCGTTGTCAAACTTGAACTCATTGTTCTTTCTTTCGATAATCTTCATTGCTTTTCGTTTTAGTCGGTTAATCCTCTATCACTTCCTCAACCTGCTCCTTGACGTTTTCAAGGTCTGACAGACAGGAGTCCAGGTTGTCAATGTTCTCCTGCATCTGCTCACCACGTTCACTCTCCTGCAGGCCTTCGGGCATGTTGTCGAACGCTTCCTGCTCTTGTTCCAAGATGCTCTCAATCGTTGAGTAAGCCTCTTCCAACAGCCTTACGGCCTCTTCCAGTTCTTTTCTTCTTTGTTTGTTCATAACTTCAAATCTTTAACAGTTAATATTCTATCGTTTCTTCTTCTCCGTCAAACGTGATGGACATCAAGTCGATATCATCTTTCCCGGGACGATCGTTGCGACCATACTCAACCATTACCTTGCAAACAATCTTTCCGTCTTCCAGATCAATTCCCACAAAGATTTGGCCCTCGTCAAACATTCTCTCAAGCAAGGGATGCGAGGTCAGCACTTTCGTAGTTGTCCCCCCAATCTCTTTGAGAACAACAAACCAACCAAGCTGCCCCTCAACATCGTCATCTCCTACTTCGATTACATACGAGGTAAACACTCCAAGGCGCTCACCGATGATGTTCTTTACTCTTGCCAACAAACCATCTTGAAATTTCTTGGCCAGTTCTTTTGCTTCTTTCTCTTTCATTGCTCTTTCATTTTAACGGTTACTAATTATTTCTTTACTCGTCTAGACATATCACAACTCCATTGGGTTCAAGCACGTCTCTCATCTCATATTCCGTGATATAAGCGAGGTCAAGCACCATCTTCAACTCCTCAATGAAGTCATCGTAAATCTCTCGGTCTTCTTCAAACTCCAAGTCAAGGTCTGGGTTGTATTCCCACACATTGGTCTCGAGTTGCACCAGTTCGCTTTCAAGCAAACGGTTGTGACGGATAGCCATCTCTGCATCCCTGGCTTGTCTGAGGCTGATTTCAATTATCGTCTCCATCGCTCTGTCATACTTGTGCCATCATACGTGGCAGGATTTCATTTTTCAATACCTCCGACACCAGTTCTCCAGTCTTCTTGTCTCGGCCGTGGTCTAAATCGTACATCTCTCTGCAAACCGGGCCATTGAACCACTCGATGATTTGCGGCTCCGTGAAGCCATCGTCAACCATGATTTCCACGTCCGTAGCTATGCTGTATCTCAGCAAACCCTGATAATACTCTCTTGATCCGTACTTCATTGCTCTTTCTCCTTTCGTTTCTTTATTGATAGGTTGTTAATTAGGATATGTAAAGATAGTCATAATATTTGATATGGCAAAATTTAGCGCAATTATTTTCCTCTATATCAGATATTTAACTTTTATAAACTTTTGCGCTAACACCACATACAAAATGTGCCGAACACTTTCACAAGCAGTCGGCACACAAAGAGCAATGAGTTGGCACAGAGCCAACCATTGTAATAAAGAAACGTTGCAAAGTTAGACATTTCTTTCTTTTCTACAAAGCGTCCTGTTCAATTTCTTCATCTGTAAGATAGTCATCTCCATACGGATAGAACGTGTTTGCGAGAGAGTCCATGTAGTCCGGACTGCGCTTAATGCGTTCCTTGATTTTCTCCTTCGGCTCGATTAGGATGGAACCGTCAGACTGAAACTTCCAGTGCGTGTCCGTCATCTCCTCGGTCAGCTTATCGTTCGGCGGCAGTGCAGGGGAGTAACCGTTCTTCGGGTTCAGCCAGTCACGGACGCACCAATACAGATACGCCCTCATGTTGGCAAACTTATACTCACCAGTGATGTCATGCAGCCCTTTTGCGCTCTCGCTGTACTTGCAGGAATACGCATTCGTGTAGTTCAACTCCTGCAGTCGGCTGTATACTCCTGCACCTTCGCCAATCGTGTCGATGAACGCCTTGTCTTTCTTCCCCTCAAGGCTGTGGATGACCATTCCTGCGACGTGCATGTGGTCTGCGCTGCCTCCAGACTGATGGGCATCAAACTTCTTCACGTAGTCTCCCAGACGCTCACACAGCACGCTGCTGTCTCGCCCCATTCCCGCTACGTCACAGCCGACCAGCTTCGGACAACGGGCCTCAAAGCCTTCCTCCTGGTATCGTAGCCACCGTTCGTTGGCAAGTTCTATCCATTCGTAAGGTATCAGCACGTCCTCCGACACCTTCGGGAACATGCCGAGCACCTTTACACGGAACAGATCATTAGGGCGGTACAGACAGCCATCCCACTTGAAGTCTCCTTCACCAACATTGAAGTCATTCTCGTTGATGCGTGAGCACCAGTTCTCCACCTTGTCCTTTACCCACTCGTAGTCCACTTGACCGGGAATGACCAGACGTTTGGTCGCTACGTTCTCTGCGTTCAGAGAGTTCAAGCGGAACGACTTGAAACGGCTGGACTTCATTGCCCTCGCTGCATAGCCAGTAGTGATATTGGGGTTGAACACAAGCAACAGACGTGAGTTGCCCTGCAGGTTACCCTCAATGGCGTTAAACGTGGTCTCGCTGATGCCCGATGCCTCGGTGACAACAAACATAGTGTTCGTGGCATGGAAACCCGACCAAGCCTCTGTCGCATTGTTGTCGGCTTTGAAGCCAGTGAGGAACCACTCCGCATATTCCGTTCGTATGTCGTTCGCCACCAACCTCCCTGGGCAGGCAAACGGAAACCTGTTGCGTGCGGCTTTTACGAGTCGGTGGATTTCCGGCTTCATGATGTTCTCCACCTGACGGCCAGTAGGCGCTGTCATGGCGACTTTCGTGTTGCCTACTAACACCTTCCCCGTTGAGTCGAACCGTGGCGTGAGATACAGGAAGCATAAAGCAGAACAAGCGGCCACAAAGTCTTTACCTCTTGATGTGCCACTTGCCACAGCCGTCATGGGATTGAACTGCACAGACTCGACGATTTGCTGCTGTTCGGCATCCAGCTTCGCTCCAAGCACGTCTCGCACAAACCTGTTCCAGTCCTCTGCCCAATAACGTATCGCTTCATTTATCAGTTCCTGTTTCTCGGCGTTGTTCATTTCTCGGCCTTATACGAATCAGTAAGCGACTTCAATGCCTCGGTCCAGTTGTCGTTGTTCAAGTCGATATCATGCTTGTCTCTCCACGACTCGGGATCACGGTTCTTTAGCCAAAAGATGCAGGCGGTAACGTCTGGCGGGATTTCCTCTTCCAAGATTTCGACACGGGCAGGCTTCTGCTCTCCGTTCCCCCCTGCCTGTATGACCGTGCGTTTCTTGGTGATTTTACAGCCAATCGCTCTTTGATACAGCGACATCTCCACCTGGGAGTCGGCAAAACGCCTTCCTTTTTTTATGGCATCCGATAACTCTTCATTCTCAGCTATCCACTTTGATACTGTGGACACTGCGACACCAATGTCCCGTGCTATTTCCTTGACAGTGT